GAGAAGGTACTTGCAGCACTTGGTCTTAAGGAATTTATTCCTGTAGATGAGTGGGAGTCAGAGCACAATTGGCTTACTTATGAGCAGATTCCTAATATCTACACTATCTATGGTGAAGGTTATGGTGAAGGAATTCAGTCAGGTGGTTGGTATATCAAGGGTGGAAATGAGTTTATCGTTTTTGATGTCAAGGTAAATGATATTTATCTTTTGACTACTGCCCGTGATGAGATTGCAACTAAACTTGGTGCACCTATTGTACCTCTTGTAGGTTACTTCACCCTTGATGAGGCCATTGATTTTGTTCGTAAGGGTTTCCGTTCTAAGGTAGCACAGAATCCTGATGCAAAGATGGCAGAAGGTCTTGTACTTCGTCCTGCTTTTGGTCTAAAGAACCGTATGGGAAAGAGACTTATTGTAAAGGTTAAGTATGAAGACTTCCAGAAGTATCGTCAGGTTTATGGAACTGATGAAAAGGTAGATCAGCCAGTAAATGAAAATTACAAGGGTGACAAACTTGGTTATGCATTTACTTGGTAAATAATACAGTCAGCCAGGGAGACTCTAAAATCATCCTCTGATGAGACCTGGACGAAAATATATTCCCCTGAATCCACTTGCTTGTGAAAGTAGGTGGATTTTTTATTATTTTATTTGAATTTTTTATATATTATTCTATATTATATTGTAACAAATATATAGAATTATGGCAATCACAGCAATTGGTTTCGCAAATAAGTATTACACTCTTTGGAATATCACTGAGGAATCAAAACCTCTTGGTAATGGTTGTAATTATATAGTAACCCACTACAATTATATCAAGAATATTTCATTTGATAAGGAAACTGCTTTGGCTAAATATCCTGAAGCTATTCTTGATGAGAATCTTCGTGGTAAGACAATTTCTTGGGAATCAACGAAGGAAGTTTGGGATAATGTTGATGTGTTTAGGTTTGGTAAATATAAATACCAAAATATTGAAGAGATTAATGATCTGAATTATACTGCTTGGTATTGGGATCAAGTTGATGGAGATCATAAGATATTTATCTCTGAGTTTCTTAAGAAAAATGGATATGAAATTCGCTGTTGGATTTCAGAATTGGACGGCCAAAAGATTGCTCATCAATATCTTATGAGTCCTGAAGATCTTGAAGAAGAAAAAGAGAATAATAAAATAGCAAATATTCTTGAGGAAAAGCTGAATAATGAAGAAATAATTGAGTTTACCCCTGAATATAATCCTGATGAGGATGGTGACATTCGAATTGGAGATGTAATCTATCACTTCAATGAGGTTAAAGAGAATTGGTATAATGGATTTTACTATTATCTTCCTGTAATCAATGGAAAGCAAAAGAGAATCAAGAACAAGAAACTTACAATCACTAAATATACTTACTTAAGAAATGAGAATGTTATAACTATCAATATTGAAGAATTTAACATAAATAAGTAAACATACTATGGCAAAAGAAGTTAAAGTAGACGAATATGGATATATTCCTCGGTACCAAAATATGTCTTATGGTGGAGATGCAAAAATGTATAATGACTTACAAGACAAAATGTCAGCTCTATATTGCAAGTGGTATGGATCTGCTTATGGGTTGGATTCTGGAATGGTTGCATCTCTAAAAGAAGCAATTAAGAAGGGCAAGACTACTTTTACAGCTTGGAAGAGAGAATTTGAAGATAATGCATACAAGGGAATTACCGGGCATACACTTACTGAAGAGCGTGAATTGAAGAAAAAGGAGAAAATTAAAGAGCAAAAACTTATTGATTCTGTATATAGCAAAATATTGGAAGCACACATTACATTTACTAATACAGAATTTAATACACTAAATAAATTATTCAAGAAATGATTAATAGAGCAGAGAGAAGACGTCGTAAGCAAGTAATTTGGGATAGACGTGCCAAAATGTACTATCAAATGTGGCACATCCCAACAGTTCCTTGCAATCCTGAAGAATTACCTGTACATAATTATAGATGCAAGATAAATCATCGTTATTGGAGACCGGCTGAAAACTGGAAAGAATACCAAAAACTTGATCCTTCTATGCATCTTTATAAAAACACAGGTACAATATGGGATCATGGATATTGGACCAAGTATGAAAGACGTAGATTGAATAAACAATCAAGGATGAATGCAAAACTCGATTTGAGAAATGGTGAAGAAATAGTTTATGAAAGAACAAACCTAAAATAAAAGGAGAACTTATTAGTTCTCCTTTTTTGGTAACATATAACTATTATATTCTTGATAATTGTTTCCAAACATAAAGAATGGTGTCTTAATATCTTTGAATGAACAATTATTTTTGTTTTCTTGTAATTGCTTATTTAATTCTTTATAATTATTAATGGATTTTATATCTGTTCCTGTAATAAAATTTTCATTATAAATATTATAATCTGCATGGATATTATTATCATATTCACGCATCTTATTCATAACAACTTCTGTTTGTTCTTTAGAATTTGTATATAAATCAAAATTACTACCTTTAGTTATAATATGAGTTTTTAATAATGGATATTTGTTTATCAAATGTTCATTTATTATTTTTTTAATATGGACCTTATCTTCCATATTGTTTTTTAACATATTTACAAATTCTTGCGTTGTCAAACAATTATAAGATTTATTTTCTGATAATCCCATTTTATTCCAAAGATTTGGAGTAATAACCTTATTATGATTTATATTTGTAAATTGTTTGTCAATAATATATTTTGATAATTTCTTGTAATTTGATTTCGTTATAAATACAGGGACTTCACACCAATCAGGATCAATTTTACAAATATCAAACAAATATTTGCCATTAACATGTTGTAGTTTATATTCATTTAAGTTATATACATAGTTTGCATAAGGATTAAATGAATATAATAAATTCTTAGCTTCTAAATAAGAATTAGCATAAATCACTATATAATTCTCTCGTTTAAGATTTTGATAGAATATATATAATGTACGTTGACCATAAAGAAATGAAAAATCTTCAGGTTTTTGTGAATGATCTATTACTTCTCGCTTCATATATATTATAATTTATTTAAATTCATTAGTTACAAAATGCTTATAAAAGGTTAATATAAAATTTGATAAATATCTAAAAGATCTATCACCTCTATTATATAATTTTGTATTTTTAGAAATTCGTGATTGAGATTTTAATTTTTTATATAAATCTTCATTTCCAAAAGTATCTATAATTTGTTTATAACGATTAAAATATGTGGCAGTTTTTATTAACCCATATTCATTATCAACTATATAAGATGAACTTACAAATAATATTTTGTTTTTCCAATCTTTGTTATTTTGGATAAATTCAATTAATCTTTGTGCTCTATCTAGCCACCTTTCTCTAACTCTATCAATAGTAGGGTAGTGGATAAACCAAATTTGAACAATATTATCTAAAATAATATAATTATGTTGTTCTTGATTTAAAGGAAAAATCCCATTTTCTACTTTAATATTCAAAAAATTTATCTTTTCAAAATTTTCTAATAATAAATTCCAATCTTTTGCAAAAATTGTACAACTTACAAAAGGATTATCATATTGATAATGTCGGTCTTTTTTATTTTGATAACAAAAAGCTCCTGCACATGAATTAGCTATTACCATTTTCTTAAAATTATATATAATTAATAATAACTAATTAAAATCAATCTCAAGTTGATTATTCTTAGTTCCTAAATTCTCTGGCATATCATCTTCAATTTGAGCAAATATATTATCCTTTAATGCATTTGTATTTTCTTGCTTTCTCATAAATCTATCATTAGATTCATCAAGTTTAGAATAATCAAAATATCCAAATTGACTATGTATTACATTCATTAATTCTGGCTCTACATCAGATAATTGTAATTTTTCAGTATGTGGTAATTCTGGTAATTCTTCATCATCATTTTCGAGTTTATTAGTATCAATATTATCAATTAATTCAGAGAAGAATTCTTTTGTATTTCTATTACCATATATATTTGCCAAATCCTCTTTTCTTTCCCAAATTAGTTCAAATGGTTTAATTGATATTTTTCCATTTTTTGGTCTTGAATGTACAATAATTACATCAAATAATTCTTGCATCAAATCAAAAATATGCTCTAATAAATCAATATCATCAACAACAATATCTTTAATTGTATTTGCATATTTAGCTGCCCAATTAGCTATCCAATGTAATATCTCTTCTTTAGTTACAGATGGATTTTCTTTAGCCCATTTTTGTGCATCAACAATAAATTTATATACTGGGAAATCTATACGCTTTTTACGTCTATTAACTTCTATTAATACAAATTTACGAATACGGTTTAATTTAGTATAATTTATCTTATTTTGTTTTTTATCTACACAATAATCAAATATATCATGAATAGTATCACAATCATAAAATCTATAAAGACCAATGACAATAGGTAGATTTTTCTCTAATATTTCAATACTCTCTACATAAAGATTATTCTCTTCACGAACTTCTCTAAATTCATCATCTTTGAATATAGCATAGTCACCTTTTAATAATTCTTTATATGTATCAATATTTCCATCATTAAGATGGTCTAAGAAATTAAATGTTTGTTTAGTCCAATAATCAAATCTAAGATGACGACATGCTTTAAGATATTCTTCCAACCACTGTAATTTATCTTCTGGTACTCTTTCATCACTATCAACAGTTGTTGTATGATATCCATAATATTGCATACCTTTAATCATCATAGGTAATTGCTTTGAATAATCTGAATATCTTTCTTCAAATACTCTAAGTTTATATGTGGTCTCATCAATATAATATCTACAATCATTCTCATCATATTTTAAATACTTGTTAGCACCTAATAATGATTGAATAAGTGGGTTATATTTTGACTCTTCTTGATTTCTATCAAGCATATCATTACAAGTTCTAATCAAGTCTCTTGCTATCAATAAATCTTTCTGAGATATTGATAAGTCTAATGGGTGTGGATGATAATAATCTATTGGAAAACCAGTAGAATCTTCTTTCTCTAAGAACAATTTAACAAACAAATCATTATTACGAAGTCTATTTGCAAACTGTTCAATATCTTGAGCTATCCATGGTTCATTAAAATATACACTAAATGTATATCTATCACAAATATCAACCCCAACAGAAAGATATGATGTACAGAACACTATATCATTATTTCCAATAGTCTTATCTACATTAATATTTTCCATTGTCTCTTCACCATAATTAGACTTCTTGTAATAGAATGCTCTAACTTTATTTGGATATTTCATAATGTCAAGAAATTCTTGAATAAGACCTACAACTTGTTCAAAATAAAGATTACCACGATTGGTTGGGTACAATATCTTCTTTCCTTCTGTGATGTCTTTAGCCATTGACTTAGCCATCTCAATGAGTTTTTCATATTTAGTAGGAACTGTTCTGATTTCAAACTCTTTTTGTCTGAAATCTTCTTTGATTACTTTAATATGTTTAATTCCCGGAAAGAACAATAATTCACCTGTTGGTGTTCCTGTCATCATAATGATTTTTGCCTTACAATTAGCCAATCTTTGAATAGTTGGTGTCATAACATCTCTATATGAACTTGTAAACAATAAGTGGGACTCATCAATTACAATATATTCAAAATTTGCTTGGTCTAATTCCATTACATTCAATCTTGAAAATTTATCAATTGTCATCGACATATTCTTATTTCCAAGAATTTCATCTAAAGTTGGCCTCTTGTTTCCATAATAATATAACCAATCAGAAGTCTTCTCATCAGCTTCAACTTTCGCTTTAATAGTTGATGTGAATGGTAATATAAGGATTGTCTTTGCTTTTAATGACTTAATCATTTCTGTTTTACCATATCCTGCACCTGCTTCTAATAAGGTAATATGAGAAAGATTTTTCATAATATCATCCTTGATATCAGAAAGATATTGATTTGCTTTCAAATGAAGTTCAACATGTTCTGTATTGTCATTCAATACTTTAATTGGATCTTCACCTTGATTCTCATCTTTATTATTTATTGTCTCTTCAAGTTTTTCAATTTCTTTCTTATATAAATCATCTGACTTGATTTTAAGATTAAATCCATGTTGTGAATTTAATTCTTTTATAGCCCATGTCGAAATTGGCTTATTATGTATTGAAGCGGTCTTTACATCACCAGCAAGCTCTCTTTTTGTTGTACCTTTACAAATTTCCACCATCATCTTTAATGCATCATCATATCCATATATAGATGTTAATGTATTTGCCAATTGCCAACGTTGAGCATGTTTGTAGTGTTTTCTACCTAAACTTTTTGACTCATCTCTATCATTAATACCAGTAATTGTACCAATATCAATATCATCTGTCTCTTTATCAGTATTAAACCATTCCAGTTTATGAAAAATATCTTTTAAATCAGGATGAGAAATCCAGTTAATTGACTCTACACCACTTACAAAAGCAGATTCAAAATTAACATCAAGACGCAAATCTTTAAAATTCATATTCATTAAAGCTTTATCATCTGATGATATGAAAATACCTTGTTGTGGTTTAGCCATTGCCATATCCATATATTCAAATATCTTTTCTTTAGTATATTTGAATTCTTGCATATATTTAGTCAATACAATATATACATAAGAATATTTATGCCTAAAATTACAAAGATATTCAATTTTACGATTACTTGATTCTATAGATAAAGGAGTGATTTTAGTCCAAACATGTAAACCCTTTTTAGAAGCGGATTTACAAATACCTAAAAACCAATTATATTTCTTAAGTTCATCAAAAATAACAGTTTTTAGTTTATCAGTAATTTCTGCATTTTTTATATCAAGGTCAATAATCTGCAAACCATTCCACATATTAAATGACCCATTACCTATAGGACGAATATTAGCACTTGTAGAATATACAACTTTTCTATTTGCTTTTTCTACTTTTGAATAAGATGGATTTATCAATAATTTATAAATATCTCCCCAGTTCCAAACCAAACCTTGTTTTTCATAAATACTGTTAATTACAAGACACTCTAATAATTGTAATTGATCATTATAAAAATTTAATTGTTCTTCTTTTGTACACTCTAGAAAATTATAAGAAGAATAACTAAATTCTTCTTTTGTCTCATTAAAATCTTTATATTCTTCTGAAATCTGCCTAAAATTATTAAGAGTCTCTGTTAATGACTGCTTATCATTTTTTGAATATATTTTATTAAGTTCTGTTAAATACTTTCCTAAATTTAATACATCTGCCATTAACTAATGTATGTTAATTTGATTTAAAATAGTTATTTAGAAATTATAATTTTTTAACTATAAATACAGTTTCACGAATATAGTTTTGAATATTTTAATTATTTTTAATAAATGTATAATAATTATTAGAATAATATATGAATTGTATACAACAAAATACTCAACAAAATGGTGTAAAAAGCATATCAGCAGAGGAAGCATTGAAACTTAAAGCACAATGGGAAGACCAAGTTGATTATCAATTTATACAAAGAATTGTTCAAGAATTAACCCAATCTTGTGCTTTACCATTGCCTGTTCCAGCCGCAGCTATTCCTCCACTTATTCTTCAAGCAGCTCAATATTTCTGGGAAAATTATGATGGTGCTATTGAAGAAAGATATTATTGCATTAGAAATTCTGATATTAATAAATGTGGTCCAAACTTAATTATTAAATTACCACCAAGAATTATTTCTGTATTTGGGGTTTATAAGACAAGCGATAATTTCCAATATGCTGTAATGGGAGACTTTTCTCTTGAACGTATGATATTAAATAATTCAGCATTAGCTTTTGGTAGTGGTGGAACATTAAGTGATGTATTTGGTAGTGGTACTGGATATAATTTGACTGATGTTATGGGAGCACTTTATGAAGTACAAACATATAAAGCTGTTTTTGAAAGCCCATTAACATTTAACTATAATGCTTATTCTAATGATTTAGTAGTACTTGGCGCATTAGGTTATTCAAATCTTATATTACAAACATTCTTAAGATGCAAAATACAAGATTTATATAAGCTTTATTATTTCTTTAGATATTGTGTTTGTTTAGGTAAAAAATCTATGGCTACAATTCTTGGTACATTTGAGTATAAGATGCCTGGTAATGTTGCAATAAATTATGCAAGATTTGAAGATAGTGCAGATCAAGAAATGGATAAGATAGATGAATGGTGTAATAAACAACATTCCGCTGACTATTTCTTTAATTCAAATACAATTTAATAAATATGAAAAATTTAAATATATATTTACAAGAAGGTAGAACTGATTATATAGAAACTGCCAAAGAAGTTACTGATAAATTAAAGGATATGAAATGTCCTAATGGTGGAGAGAAAATTTATATTGATTTATCAGATGATAGAAAGATTTGTATATATAATGATGATAAATCAGTATATCAATCAATTAGAGCTCATCTTGAAAAGAATGGAGAAGTAGTTGATAGGACACAAGAAGGTTGTTGGTATGGTAAAGAGCATCTTTCAGGAAAGAATGTAACTGCTGAAGAAGCATTTGATAGATTAAAACAAAGACTTTCTAAAAATAATATTGAAATGTATAATAAATGAATTTATTTAATCTAATTGGTCAATATAATAAGAACATGGGTTCAACTTATGGAGATATATTAGAAAATAATTTGAATCCTGAAAATAAGTTATCTAAGGCTGAAAAGGAAATTTATAATAAATATAAATTAGGTGACATTCAAAGATTTAAGATAAATGAAAACCATGATTTGATTGATAATGGTTCAAAAATAAATCGTCAACCACAAGAAATTTCTGGTATAGGAATAGTAACACAAATTTGTTGATATGGATATAAAACAATCTTTAGAATATAGAACAGAATCATTCAAGAAATATACCTTTAATGGTGATAATAGATATGATTATGCTAAAAATGGGTTATTAAATAAAGTATTGCCTAAAATTTTATTTAAAGGTAATTCAATATTTGTGACATTTTTGCAATTGATAGATTTACGTTTAATATTAATGTTTAAGTATATAGATAAGTTAAAAACATTCAAACATATTACAAAACAATAAACAAGAGCTTAAAATTAAGCTCTTTTTTTTATTTTTATATAACTAAAATATTAAATAGATAATATAAATAATAGATGGATTTCTTAGATAATAGTGGACATGTTTTTTCTTTACCTTCATATTCTGAAGAGCCAATAGGTCATGAATTTGAAGAAAATGATTATATCTTTTGGTTAGACAATAATGTAACTTCTTCTTTATCAGTCAATAACTATTATAGTCGTGTTATAAACCTTGTAATACCTTATGATAGTTATGAGGATATGTCATTTGATGAATTAGTAGATATAACTATTTCTATGGATTCACATAAATTCTGGTTATTAAAACCTACAGATATACAAAACTTAGTTAATGAGACGGATAATATTTCAAATATTGTTCATAATATAAATGCTAAAGATAATTATAGATTCAATACATTAACTAATGATGATTTATATGTTCTAACTATTTCTAATAACTATGAGAATTCTAATCAATGGGTTAGATCAAATATGGCTGTAGTTCCTTTATATATTTTAGGAAAAGCTAAAGAAGAAGGAACTTGGATTAGTAATATATTGATTCATATAAAAGATAAATCTGAAGATTATGAATCAGTTACAGAAGATTGGGCAAGTATTAGTGTTGGTGGAATATTCAAAGATGAAAATGAAATATTGACAATCAATGGTCAAAACATGGGTATTACATTACCTAAAGAAATGTTCAGAGCAGTATACCAACAAAGTTTCTTGAATGATGAGTTTAATGAAAATCTTTATAATTTGAAGCTTAAAGAATACCTTATTAACTTTATGAACATTAAAGGAGAACAAGGTAACTTTAGATCTGCAAATAATTCATTAAAGTGGTTTGGTTATAAAGACCATCTTGTTTTAACCAAACTTATGAAAACTGATAATGATATTAAAGAACAATATGTACATGATTGGTTTAATCTTAAGACTGATCTGATTAAATCATTTAAGTATTTTAGAAATAGTACATTTGTATCTATTAAGCTTAAAGAAAATCAAGAAATAGGAGAGAGATATTTATTTAACGAAGATAAAGAAAGCAGTTTCTTTGGTGAAGGTAAACCTATTTTAGAGAATCTTTTCAAAAAGGAAATTCCAGTTAAAGTTGGTTATGATGAAGACCAATGGACATATTGGAAGCCTTATTATGATTTTACTTTTTATGAAATGGGTTTGAAATTATCATGTTTAAAATATTACTATGAAACATATTTCTTGCCTATTCACTTAAAAGTTCATTCGGCAACTATTGCACACCAAGTATTTACAAATGATATCAAGTTTGATAATAAAGTTTTCAATACAGTAAGAACTGAATCAATTATCAATACAGAAGAGACATTTGAAAATAATGGAAATAATATTGAATTTAAAAGAAATATAGTTGAGTTTGATAGCAATAATGTAAGATATTTTACTCACCAAATTCATTATGTAGATGAAAACTTTAATGAATATAAATCTTATAATGATAAAGAAAATGGAAAAACTTTTTACAAGATAGATGATACATGTTTGAGTATACCTATTAGATTTAATAATGATGTAGATAGTAATGGTTTAAATATACCTACATATTTTAATTGTGTATTATTGTTAGAACGTGAAGGTTTAGATAATGAAA